AGGCTGCAGAACAGGGAGCCGGTGGTGGTTGGCATTCGCAAGGCAGGGTGCTATTTAACGACTTCAATAACATCGCCTTTGGTGTTCGTAACGCAGCGAACACACTAAAGACAATCGGCGTATTGCCGCATTCATCATTCAGCACGCCGAGGGCATTTACATGAGCATTCGACCGACATCATTTGGAGTGGGCGAGACGTGGACGTGGAATATTCGCCTTCGAAACGTGGCGAATGCTGCAGTCGATGCCGACAGTACGCCAACCGTCACTGTGTACAAAAACAACTCAGCAACAGGTGAGTCAGTGACGGTGACAAAACCGTCAGCAACGACAGGCTGGTATCAGTGCAGTTTTGATCCGGCTGGGGAGGCTGAGCATGATGTCTATTCGTTCGTCGAGAACGTGACGATTGCGTCGGTGGCTCAGGCTCCGTTTCAATGGGAGGCTGTTGTACTGGCCTCTGTTGGTGCTGGTGGTCTGGATGCTGCTGGCGTTCGTGCTGCTGTGGGATTGGCTTCAGCAAATATGGACACACAACTGAGCGGTATCAGCAACAAGACAACCAACCTGCCAACAGACCCGGCAGACCAGTCGTTAATCATTGTAGCCACAGACGCGATCATGACACGACTTGGTGCTCCTGCAGGTGCGAGCATCGCAGCAGACATTGCGTCAAGCGGCGGTGGAGGTAGTGGTGATGCCGAGCAAACCACCCTTTTAGCTGTTAAAGCCAAAACCGACTTAATCGGTACAGCTCAGGCTAATGTAGCTCTCACTGCTGCGGCTGTTCTAACTCCCGGATCGATTGTAGGATTCCCTACTCAGTTGATCATTGGTGACAGCTACGATGATAACACAGGCACAATTGATGTTACTATCATGGATGATGATGATAACCTGTTGACAGGTATTGGTGATCTGGATTTCGACGATGCTGACATTACTTTCACAGCCTACAGAACCGGAGACCCTTCCACTCTCCATATCATCGGTACATGCACCTACGCTGCCAGTGTTGTATCCATCACTTTACCTGCCTCAGTAACTGCCATCGGCAAGCCCGAATTCACCTATGAAGGTAGACTGAAATTCACATGGGATGCTGATGATGCCCAGAAAACCTTCAAAACGTCTCAATTCAAATTCGTAGAAAACCCATGAAAACTGCTGCCCCAAAACAACAGTATGCGAAGTATTTTAAAGGGGGAAATGGTAAGGTCAATCAGAGTATTCCTGTTCCTCTGAGAGAAGGTGATAAGCTCGTAGGCTATGAGTACGTCACCATCAACTTGTCCTTGCTGTTAAACTCTCTTCCTCATTTTGATTGTTTCAGAGAAGCAGAGGATTACTACTTCGATCTGGACGAGATGAATAAGTTTACACAGTTTGTGATAAACGAGTGCATCTTTCCTGAAGGCGAATATACAGGTCTGCCTTTCATACCTGAACGATGGCAATGGGCTGTCTACTACAACATCTTCTGTTGGAAGCACAAGGTTACGCACTATCGTCGCTTCAAAGAAGTTTTCATTCTAATCCCCCGAAAAAACGGAAAAACAGTTTCCTTCGGAAGCATTCCAAGTCTCTACATGTTCTTCGTAGATAAGGAACAACGATCGCAGAATTTCTGCTGTGCTGCCGACATTGAACAGGCATCTGTCAATTATCGTCACACAGCTTTCATGATTGAACAGAATCCGAATCTGATCAATCGTCTCAGACAGGGTAAGGTCAATCGTTCTACTCGCAGCTTTGAACATGCTGGTGATGGCAGCATGTACAAAGTGTTATCGGCCATTGCTGAAACAAAGCACGGACTCTCCCCTAACTTTGTTTACATCGATGAAGTTCACGCTCACAAGAGCAGTGAATTAATTGACGTTATGGTTACGGGTACAGCAGCTCGTAGACAGTCATTAATCATCTACACAACCACAGCAGACTATGACAGGGTGTCAACGTGTAACGAGCTGTACGAACGAGCTTTACGCATAGCAAAAGGTGAGGTATCTGAACCTTCATTCCTTCCTGTCTTGTATGAAGCAACAGTTGATGACGACTTCTCCAAGCTTAATGTCTGGAAGAAAGCCAATCCAAACTTTGGTGTCTCCATCTATGCTGATTACTTTACACGTAACATTCAGATGTGTAAAAACAATCCAGCTAACCTTAACCGCTTCCTACGTCTGCATCTAAACATTCGAACTAAGACAGAAACAGTTTGGATTCCTAGTTGGGTGTGGAGCAACGGCAACAACGACAACTCCGGTCTGATTGAAATTGACGAAATCAAGACTCTGCTGTACAATAGGCGATTATGGCATAACTACGCTTCTGATCCGGAATGGTTCCGAAGCTCTCAAGTGGATGCCTTTCTTTCTGAATACCAATCCTACTTCAGTTGGTATTTTAGAAAACTTGAAGAACTGCAGGATGCAGAGTGTTTCGGCGGGTATGACAACAGTAGTGTGAAAGACATAGCCTCTCTCAGTTTGTACTTCCCTACAGAGGGTGTAATTCTTCCGTGGTTCTGGGTTCCTGCTGAATCAATCTACAGACGTTCTGCTGAAGAACGTATCCCCTACGATAGATGGTACAGATCAGGACTCATTAACAACACACCTCTGGCTTCCATATCTGAACGTGACATATCAAAAGCTCTCACAGGTGACGGCAACCAGCAAGGTATCTGTCACTATTTTCGTAATCTTCAACTTGTTTGTTTTGACGCATGGGGTAGTAACTTCATTTACGAAACCCTGTACAACGCAGGACTCCAGTCAAAGAAGTATCCTCAGTCCTATGCTGGTATGAATGGTCCCTGTCGGAAGCTCCAAGCAGACATAGAGAATAAAGAATTGTTCCACGGTACTAATCCTGTCTTACGATGGATGATGGGTAACGTGACAATTACAACCAACAACAATGATCAGATGAGGCCGAACAAAGAGAAATCCACTGATAAAATTGACGGAGTAGTAGCCTCTCTCATGGCAATCGGTGGCTCAATGTATCACGGTTCTCAGATGATAACTTCCATAGCAGGGTTAAAAGATGAATCTTTTGAATCTCTTCCGTAGACGGCGACCAGCGGTAAACAACGCTTCAACGTCCGCACTTACAGGACGAGATTTGTTCAGCTTCATGTGGCGTAGCAAGCAGCACAGTGCTGATAGCAGTCTTCGTTTATCTGCTGTCTACTGTGCTCTCAACCTGTACACAGGCTCGATTGGTTCACTTCCTCGTACAGTGAATCAACTTGATGCTTTTACAGGTAAGCCTACCAAACAACTCACAACTGCGGACCATCCTGCTGTAAAGATATTCCTGCATTACGCTAATCCAGAATATACGTCTGACGACATGTTGCGTGACATGATCAACGACCGTATCTTGTGGGGTAACTATTATGCTATTCGTGAATTCGACAGTCAGGGCCGCACATTTCGTATTCACTATGTTCACCCTTCCCGCATTCCTAGAGGAAACATTTTCTATGCAGAGGGTAACGAACAGTTAAGCACGAACGAACCTGCTCGTAAAGGTACGCTGCTCTACCGTATCGAAACAGGCAGTGTGAAAGAGGACAGCAAACCTTCTTACATGCTGCTTCCTCGGGAGTTCATGTTCCACGTTCAAAGTGATATACCAGACAAACCTAATCATAGAGGTTTTGGTATCATTGAGAATGCTGGACGCTCATTCAATATGTATGAGAACTCTGAAGAGTTCGGAGTCCATTTCTACAAACACGGACACAAGAATCAAACCTACCTGACAACAGAGCAGCGATTAGCTCCTGATGTTCTGAAACGAGTAGAGAGTTTCTTCTCAGAGAACCCTGATGCGGCAATGGAAGATGCCTTCCGTACCCGTATTCTTGAGCAGAACCTCAAGCCGATAAATTTGGCTATTCCAATGGCTCAGCTTCAGTTCATTGAGACGCGGGCATTCTCTGTTGAAGACGTAGCTCGTTGGTTCAATGTGCCTACAGCTCTGTTGCACTCTCACATGGGTACCGCAGGCTCTGGTGATGATGTAAGTAAACTCATCCATCTCTTCATCCAGACAGGTCTGCATCCGTTCATCAGCAGCCTTGGAAAGCAGATTAGAAATGAGCTACTCCCACTCGGCAGTCAAAGGCAGTACAGCTTCGAGTTCAACCTCATCTACCTGTTCCGTACCATCATCAACGAGTTCTCGCAAGCTCTGCGAAACTTCTTTGAAATTGGAGTTATGGACCGTACCGAGATTGCCAACCTTCTGGGAATGCAGATAGATCCTCAGGATAAGAACAATGCTCTACGTTACGTTCCAGCTAACCTAATGACTGTGGAGCACAGCATTGCTCTGCGAGACAAAGCTCTGCTGGCTAACGATCTGCTGGCTGAATCAATTCGTAAAGCCACTTTGGATAATGACAACTACATGTCACCCAAAGAGACAGCCGAATTGAATAAGCCTGCAGCATCTCCTGATGAGCCTTTGAAAGACGAACAAGATCAGAGCCCAGATGACCACAATCTGGACAAAAAGATTCGTGTAGCTAAGAACGCTTTCAATGCTGTTGTTACAGGTCTGCAGGCATACGAGCGTAAGGTGTATGATCAGAAACGTGATAAGTATTCTGACGACACAGAGTTCGTCGCATCAATGATCGACTTCTATGATGGTAAATTCAAAGAGACTCTGACTAACTCTTTCCGTGAGTGGGAACCTATTCTCTCTGACGTTTCTCCATTCGCTACGGTAGCCGACCTGACTACCTCATGGCTCGATGCTACCAACTGTCTGACCACCAACATCGACGGACACACTTCTTTCCTTCAGCAAATAGGTAAAGCATAATGAAATACGTTCTCAATCGAGATGTAAATAACAAGTGTGAAACCGTGGTCAATGTTGATGGTTCTACCATCGAACTCTACGACTACATCCTGTCTGAACGCTGGTACGACGAACAGCCGGGCATCACAGCTAATGAGTTCATCGATGCTCTCAACACGATGAAAGGTGACATCACTGTCCGTATCAATTCCCGTGGTGGTGAAGTTGGTAATGCTCTCACCATCTACCAGCGTCTGTTAGAACACGATGGTGAAGTTCATTGTATTGTTGATGGTTATGCCTACTCATGTGCGTCTTGGATTCTGCTCGCAGGAACTAAGCGTACAATCAACATGGGTGGTATGGTAATGATCCACAACCCTCAGATGTACGTCCCCATCACCCGTGAAGAAGATTTTGATAACATTCGTAATCAGTGGACAGCTCACAGAGATGCTATCCGCTCAATCATCACCAATCGTACAGGATTGGCGGACAACGATGTAAAAGACATGATGGACAAGGAAACCTTCCTGACAGCTAATCAGGCTATCGAAAAGGGTTTCTGTTCTGCCATTCAGGATACAGTTAAGTCTGTTTCTTCTTCAGTAAGGAACGCAATGCCTAAAGAGGTGTTGAACTCCATTCCTGAAGCTGTGGACTGTTCTGACCTCGCTTTACGAGCTATGAAACTTCGTGCTTCAATGCTCTCCCAATAAATTTGACATAATTACTGTTTAGTGTTATGATGCCCCTAACGTCTGTAAAAGCAGAGCACAATACCAGACACTCCCTTTGACTTACCAAAATTCAAAATAAGGTGGACCTATGTCTAAGCGAACCAAACAGGACTTCGAAAAGATGTCCTACAACGAGCTGAAAGACGCTCGCACTGTCCTGATCCCTGTTGTCAACGGCTACTCTGCCCGAGTAGAAGACGCAAAGAACCCTCTCAAAGCTGAAGAACGTGAACTGTTTAACACAGCTATCTCCGAGATGGAACTCATCAACGAAGCTATCAACGTGAGTGATGGCGGACTTGTTGAACGTGCTCATGTCGCAACAATGGCAGGTAATGTCGCCAATGTTGCTAATGTTTTTCACAACCTCACCGGCAATGTCAGCGTAAAGCCTAACTTGGAGAATGATCCTCGTTTCGGCTATGCGTCTGATGAGCAGGGTGGTGGTCACGCATTTCTCTTCGACGTTGCTAACGCTTACGTGGAGAAGTGTAATCCTGAGAAGATCAATCCACGTCTACGTTCTGTCATCATCAACGCTGTTGGTGACGATGAATATGCTCGCGGTAATTGGGGATCTGCTGGTGTTCTGATTCCAGATGCGATGATCAATCGTATTCTGTCTCTGACTCCTGAAGCTGACTTCCTGACACCCCGCATGACTTCTATTCCGATGGCAACCCCATCGATTAGCATTCCTGCCCGAGTGGACAAGAATCACTCAACCAGTGTCACAGGTGGTACGCGAGTCTACCGTACTTCCGAAACACGAACTGCCGACAAGACCAAAGATGCTTTCGAGCTTGTCAAGCTGGAAGCAACTGAGCTTGTTGGTGAAGCTGCTGCTACAAACATGTTAATGCGATTCAGTCCAATCAGTATTCCTGCTTTGATTGAATCCTCAATGCGTCTGGCATCAGTTGACAAGCGTATCGACGAACTGATCAATGGTCAGGGTAACGGAACTCCGCTCGGGTTCCTGAACGCTGCTAACCGGTCTCTGATCAGTGTGGATCGTTATGCCGGTCAGGCTGACACAGTGATTGTCAGTGGTCGAGACATTGTTCGTATGACTCAGCGAGTCTGGGGTTACGACAATGCTATCTGGATCGCTAACCACGACATGTACGAGATCCTGTCTCTTGTTTGTCACGAAAGTCCAAACAACGCAGGCATCGTGAAGATGTTCAGTCCGATGAACGATGGTGTTGGTGCCACTCTGTGGGGACGACCTATCTTCTTCACTGAGTACGCTCCCGGCATCACTTCAGGTCAGGACGGTAACCAGATCAGCGAATGGTCTTCTGGTATGCTGTCCTGCGTGAACATGTCTCAGTACCTGTACGGTCAGCTCTACACAGCGTTCAACCGCTCAGTACATGTTCGCTTCAGTGAGCGAGAAGAAGTCTTCCAGTTCGTTACGAGTGACGACGCTCGTCCATGGTGGAAGACCTACCTCACACCGAAGAAGGGTGTCACAACTCGCAGTCCGTTCGTTACTCTGACCAATACTGACGTATCTGGTTAATGATACCCCGTCACCTTGAGTGACACCTGTTTTTCCTGTTTCAGCTAAAAAACAGGATCTTTTATAAATCCCTCTCTTGGAGAATAGATATGACTTTGCGGTATAACCATCAGGGCAGTAAACTGTATATCGAGCCTCTTGGCGACATTACACTCACTGCCGGACCCGATACACTGACACGTATCAACCTGATCACCTTTGGTCAGATTCGACGAGCTACTCTTGTTGTCAATGCTGCTACTCTGACAGGTGCTGCAACGATCATTGCTTACATCGGCACTACCGGAACTGGTGGTACTGACACAGCAATCGCTACCATCACTTGCCCAATCATTGCTGCTGCTGCCGGTGACTACACACTGGAAATCCCCGCAGAACTGATTGCTCACTACGAGGATCGGAATGGTGGACCGGGTACAGCTAAATCTCTGGCATTCAAGATTGACGGTACCAACACTGATACGATTCAGGCTGCTATCGTTGTTGAATGTCTGCATGACTACGCTGAACACACTCCATCGGATGTGACAGCAACCACGTAATAAAGCCCCTGTAGTTCGAATGGGCTGGAGCTTGCTTCAGTCTTGCTGGTGTTGGATACTTGGGGCGTCCAACACCAGCGTTTTCTTTCAGGAACTAAGCCATGCCAATGACCATCGACAGATCAACTGAGTCAGCTCTATCGACTCTGTTCGATAGTTATTTCATGGCTCGCCTGAAGCAGTATTTGGGTTTCGATCCTGATACTCCTGCTTCAGATATCCCTGTCGATGTTGACGATCTGCTTCGTCAGGCAATAGCTACATGTGAAGCTGAGCAATGGCGATTTATTCTGCCTAAGTCAGTTACACTCTATCTGCCTTACGAAGCATTCTGTCAAAAAGATAAGATGCTGTTTCTGCCATTCGGTCCTATTGTTCCGCCAAACTCCGGCAATGCTATTCGTACTTTCACTTTCAGAGACGTTGATGGAGCAACTCAGACTGTCACACAGACAACTCTGCAGCGATACGATGGTGAGCCTATCAGAGTGTGGTGTGACGATTGGGAAGCTCTCTTCCCTAACATTGACACAGACAGTCCTTACCCTGTCACTGTCAGCTATTATGCTGGCTACTCCACTTACACGAAGATACCATACACAACTGTCAGTGCTCTCAAGATTCTCTGTTACCACTTCAACACATTCAGAGAAGCTATTGACGGTACAAATGTAGGGCTTCCTCAAGCCTACATCCACAACAGAGACTACGGTCTCCTGAATGATCACAGAGCGATTCGATACATCACCGATGACTGGCAGAAGGTGGTAAGTCGATGAAACGTAAAGAACGTCCGAACATTACTCGTAGGTGTCGTTTCTACAAGTATGGTGTTGTTGTTAAGG